CTATAGCTTCCCTCCTGACCTGCCAGGCGCGTTCTGATAGCGTACCGCAGAGTTTCGAACTAAGCTATTATGTTCGAGGAATTTCACCATAAAATTAAATGTTGAGTCCATACTCTGATAAGATCAGAATACTAGTTTGGAACCAGTACAGACAAATTAGCATACCAAATAGCAGTACTATTATTTAGGGTCTATTAGTTCCCTAATTTGGTCTACACACCATACACGAAGATTATCAGTTTCCGTGTAATTCCCTTACCTGGGGATAATCCATTTGGATCTAGGAATGCAGTAATGCACTACTACTTAGTAAGAGTCCTTCGAAAGACTGTTCCTTGTAGTAACTTAGCCCATCTTCGCCACAATCGTAGCGATATTGGATCTTTTCCTCTCTCTGGAGAATTAACTCGCGCAAACGATACCGGCTTAGCCGGAACAAGTGCGGCTTCCCTTGATATTTCAAGGAAATTAAGAAGCACCTGTTGCATATCGTCTGGTAACAACCACTTAGAAACTACTAGTGATTGCACCGCTCTAGATGCCTCTAGAACGGCATCTCTTTCAGGTAAAATCTGGAAGTCAAAGAGTGCTGCAAGAGCAACCCTTATAGCCCTGATCATACCCTCAGTCATCATAGGCGATGAGATCGCTCTAAGATTTTCTGGAGAGTAGGGTCTAAACCCTCTAACTAAAATCGGTTGAGAAACTAAATTCTCGGGGTCATGGATAACCATGAAGCCTTTGGCGATTTCTTTCGCTTCGGCGGGTCCAGGTATTACCTGGATCTCCTCACCACCTACCAGTACTTTATGTACTTGGGATGGTCCCGATGACCAATTAGCTTGATCATAAGGCATTACCGGAACACAATATCGTTGTGATATTATGTCCAGTAACAAAGGATCTTTACTCAATCCTGGCGCGAACTGCGGAAATAATCCGGTGTCCTCCAGGATCGCCGTATATCTTTTGGATATAGTATTCAGTAAATTTCTGAATTCGACTTGAGTAAACTCGCTGAAGAATTTACCAATTTCTACCGGCCAAGGACTAACTTTTGGTTTTCCTAGCTCAAAGAATGGTATAACATCAGAGGCGGTGGTTGGCAGTGCCTGAGCCACTACGAGTTTCTTCATAGTAGCCCCAAGGTTGTGGAAACCTTGTGAAACACGCGACAACGCTTGGTACTTAAATCCAAGCACCCTAGCCAGTTCCAACCTAGATAGGTAATACTTCCTACTAAATTGGAGGATATCTCCGTACCCGGAAAGGGCTGCGAAGTATTCCTTTAAAGGCACAGCGGAAATATCATTTCCCTGGTGGAAAATTCTTTTAGCAAACTCTAGAGTTGTAC